AGTGCTATTTTCAAGTGGTTTTTCTCTGTTCTTCCCATTATACTTTATAACACCGTGTCAAGGGGAAAAAACAATATTTAATGGTTAAAGCTCTGCGGAGCTTTTATTTATTGTTTGCAAATATTTTTTTTTCAAGCTCCCTTGACACTCATGCAACAAGCCTTATTTCCTAGTGTTTAGAGGTCAGACAGAGAAAAACAAGGAATTGTTTAATCTGTACTATTATTTAAGGAGTAATTCAATGAACAGACAAACACGTAACCATTATTTTCATGAATTAATTAAACATGAAAACAAAATGATCAGGATCCGTAATCAATTAGATGATTTATATGACATACCTTGGGATGTATCATTATCCATTAATATTTTAATAGATGAAGAAAAAGAAATATCTAATAAAATAAGAGAATTAAGAGATATACTTGGTATGATATAAATTATTGCCGAGCCGGGCGGCTAATCCCGGCAGAAAGGTAACGAAAATGTATAAAGCAATGTACACACACGAAAACCTAATAACTGGTGAAATTACCCACGTTGAGGAAACATTCGCATCATACACAGACGCACAGACGTTCATAGAGCAAGCACAGTTTAGTTACCGTAACCATTCGCTCGAATGGGAAAACAGGGACATTCGGATTGAAGAACTTGCCTAAACTAAACGCCGAGCCGGGCGGCCAATCCCGGCAGAAATAAATAAGACGCAAGCAATAAGCTATAGACCAGATAATAAATTCTACAATCTAGAGGTTATAAAAAGGATAATTTTTCTGCGGAAAAATTTATTAAATTGTAAAAGCTAAACAAGTGTAGCTTTTACCTTTTTTACTAACTCGTAATACTTTTTATTATTTCAATAAAGATTTTGTTCAATTACACTACGCACATATCTTACATTGACCGTAATTTATACCTGTTACATCTCCTATATATAATGATTCATCTTCTCTCTTTATTTCACCGCAATCAATACATTTAAACCAGCGTACACCCGACATATCTTTTATTATTTCATACCTACATTTATCAGGATCTTTAATTTTGCATGTGTATATATCTATATCATCATATATTCCAAATACCTTATTTTGCACTTCTGATAACCCTATATCATATTTCTGCTTATCAGTTAATACTACTTTTTTTATCGGATCAGAATTAATTACTTTATCTTTTAATTCCTGATACTTTTTATTAGGTTTCTGTGTTCTTTCATTCAAATTTTCAACAAAATTATTTATACCAACTAAATCAATATAACAAGCAATTGCATTACCGGAGCATGATATAACATATGCTTCGAGCTTATCATATGTATATTCTTCTTCCAATTTTTTGTATATACTAATCGCTTCAGCTTCACTTAAAAATTCCACCCAAAAATCAGCTGTATCCCATCTTCTTTTGTTAGTATCATTTCCAGGAATAACAAACCTAATATAATTACTCATAACTCCTTTATATACCTGGCCTATATTTCTAACTTGCATCTCTTCTACAAATCCTAAAGCACGTTCTCTCCGTAACTGCATTTCACATCTTACCCAATGTCTTTTCTCTTTCTCATTTTGCTCTTTATTCTTGTCATATATCCTTACAAGCATATCACTTTTTCTGCTACCTAATATAATACTATTACCTCTACCACTATATATGGTTTGCCAGCTGTTCTGGTGGAATCTTGTTACCAAATTACATTGTCTTGTATCATCGCATATCCTGTCTATGTCAAGTATACCGCAGTAATCATCATATGCTACATCAAGCCTAGTTAATTTCATATGGTTTTCATTATCCAAACACATTGCAAGCAATTTAGAATAATCTCCATTTCCGTATTTTTCAAAAATCCTGCACCCTTTTCCGCTCATTTCTAAGCATACGCCCATTCCCGGCTGCGCACCATTACTCATCACCGATATGCCGCCGCTGTACTTTGACTCCCTGTAGCCATACCTGCCGTTCATATCCATGTATTCTATTTCTTTTAACCCAAGCATATCAATTACCTGCCATACAGTATGCTTTTTGTAAGTTATGGTAACCCAGTCAAATATTATACTATTTTCCATTTTTTACCCCCTGTACGTTCTACCCACCTAATTAGCTCATGTGGGTTTTGCATTTAATTTTTGTATTACATTTACATCAACAACGCGCAACGCATCCGGATGATCAATAATCTTTTTGTATTACATAATCAATCATATTAGTTACGCTACGCAATTGTTAATGTCTTCGATGGGTCCCCCCTCCGCTACGCTCCCCCCCCCATCTTCGACATTCTCAATTGCTTCGCTTAACTTTTCTTCTTTTTTTATGCTTTCTCCATGTTTATCTCCTCCGAAGAGCATCATTGTGTCATATAATCTTGAATACTTTTTTCTATATATAAAAAATTTTGCATCACATTTTAATTTTATTGCATACCATAATTTAACGGCAACAAAAAGCTTAATTCTCATTATTGTAAATAATCCACCAATTAATCCAAAATTATTAGCCTTCCTATGTACTACATTATATTCAATGAATGCTCTTATTTGCCTATCAATAAGCCTGTCATGTTGACTGATCAATATAACATCATAACCATAATGCCGGTGTGTCATAAAAAAGTTTATCCATGATTTTCTATCCCAAGTTGAATAATCTCGACTGTTAAACATCATCGCACATTCATCTATTACTAATATTGTTTGTCCTTCTCTTCCGGGCTTATGATTTTTAATAGCATAATTTATTAAATATTCTACTGTCATTTCGTCATTTTTAAGATAAGTAAATTTACCTGTTTTTACTTTACCTTTTTTTGTTACTATATCCATATTAATAGGTGTGTTAGCTATTACATCTTTTTTCCATATCCTTAAATTTTCTAAAATTGTTTTTGCCATATTCAAGCTTTTTCCACTTCCTGGGGTACCACTATATAATTCAATCATTTTATGACACCACTTTTAACCATCTTAATACAACACTTGCTGCATAATACATCCCTATAGCCATTGTCCACATTACTAATATCCCTGCCATTTCTGACATAGGAATAAAATAATTTATCCATCCAAGTATTGTATTTCCTATTCCTGTTGATATCGATGCTATTGGATTTACTAATGGACATCCCCAACCTACTTGTAACGCTTCTATTCCAGCATCTGCCCATTCACCTATCGGTATTAAATCAATCTCATTTAATTCTTCATTCATTATCCTCCTCCAGTCCATATATATCTTCTTGTTACTACTGTTAATCCTATAATAAACAATACCATCATCATCGTTCTGACTATTTTTATTATTTGATCAAATTTACTAAAATCTAATCTTATAGGTTCTAATTCAAGATTATATCTTTGACGAAATTCATCTGGAAATATATGACCCTCTATTACTGGTTCTATCGGTGTTGCACTTAATGCCCTAAAAATCGCTAAAACATCCCATGGTATGCAAAAAGGAAACATTGCAAACATAGCAGGAGGAGTTATTGGTGTACCCGGCTGAGGGCGGCTCGGTGTTCCAGGATGCCCAGGTTCATTTCTTTCTTCCGGATTTTCTATTATATCTTCCATTCTTCGTGTCACAATATCCGGTGTGTTTTCAATAAACCATTCTATTTTATCGTTATATGGCATATCTTCGTCTGGCATTGGCAACGGTATCCATACCGGTGATTTTTCATCGTCATATTCCGGCCTGTTATACATCGTGTCAATAAATTCCTCTATTACTCCTATAGGTCTTCTTATGTTATGTTCCGGTATACCATACCAGCTTGTGTTTGATGGATATGTCCAACTATTATGATTAGATCCTGCCGGATAAAATTCCATATTACATAAATAGCCGCCCCTTGTTACTGTTGCTGTTTTATGTATCCATATTATTGCATATCTTAATGGAGAAAAAGTACCACCTGTTTCTGCACCATTAGGTGCTAAGCTTGCCCAAAAATATGCAAGTTCCGCAAAATCTGTTCTTGTATATACCCTTATTCTTTGTAATGGACCTATCTGTTGACTGCCCCACATCGACGGCTCTATTGCTCTATAAAATTCAAACGGTGCTAAAACCGGCATTCTATATTCTATAACATTTGCAGATTCGCTTATAAACTGTGCTTGCTTCCATAATCCTATATCCATCATAGGTAATTCCGGCAAATACTGTAATCCTTGCGGTTTTCCATATAATTCATCCAACCAGTGATTTAATTGTGCTATACCATCTGCATATAATTCTGGATAACTCCAATCCCAAGGATCAATCCCAGCTGCTTCGGTTATACCAAATAATGCTAATATCTCTTGTGTCATTTCTCCTATATATGTAAAATTAGTTGCAACATCTAAAAACAAACTGCCTGTTTCTTGATAACCCTGTAGCCATTGTTCTGTTTCGAAAAACAAATCCCAATAACTATCCCAATTTATAAGCTGTACTGCTGTTAATCCGGCTACATTTAATAATGTATTAGTTGTCGCTAATTGTCGTAACTGTTGTGGCGTATAATTATGATTTATCTGTTGTTGTATATTTACTCCCATATCTCTAGCTGCTCCGTTTGGCATACCTGCTACTTTTCTTCCTAATGCCTGTTGCCTACGAAACATATCTAATTGTTGAGTAAATCTTCTTATTTGTTCTTCAGTCATGCCGTATTCTATATGCCATGTTGGATAATACGGTTCTCCAGGTTTTGTCATCGGAGGCATTATTTGTATACCTCCATAATAATGTGGCGGCGTAGTTGGTTCAGGGTCATCTGCAAAAGCATGACTATGAGACATGCTTATCATTAACATTGTAAATATGATTATCCATGCTGTTATTTTGTTTTTCATTTTAGTTTGCAAAGAGGGTTTTATCCCTCTTTGCAATCCCCCGTTTACATTATTATCTTGAACCTTTGCCGACCATTTTAACGTAAAAATCTACACCAAATTTAATCGCTAATGCTAAAGCCAATATACCTAATGCTATTGGTAACACCATAATAATAATACTTATTATGTCATCAGATATACCGGTAAAAGCATCTTTCATTAAATCTGTTGTTGTAGCAGTATTAGCACTTACATTTATGGCTAAGATTAATGACATTACCATTACTGCTACTATTATTGTTGCTGTTTTTTTCATGGCTTCTCCTTTCTGTTTTATTTGTTTTCTTTTGGCCAAAGATAACATCACTTTTTTATTGTGCTGTAAAATATTCTTACAGCTAAAGTTATTCCCCAAGATGTTAATCCAGCTAATACACTGATACCAAATCCTATTGTTGTTCCCATTATTAAATATTCCACGTTATACTCCCGGTTTCCATTGATTAACAAATGATACTCCTATAACAGCACCTGCCATTATTCCTATTGCCATTATTACTATATCAAGTTTATTTATTATTTCTGTTAAATCTATAATTTCATCCTTTTGTTCATTGTCGCATATGCAAATTTCATAACCGCATTCTGCACATATTCCGGGTATTACAAAACATCTACAATTTCTTATATTTTGTCCGCATATCTGACATATTCTTGGTATTGTCAAACATTGACAGTTATTTATATCTAATCCGCATATTGTACAAATAAGTGATATTCTACACACACATTGATTTAATGTATTTCCACATATTGAACAACGAGGACTTATAATAAAATCACACGTACATTTTAAACATGTGCAATTAAACCCGCATTCATTGCATATGTTCGGCAAATTTGCTCTCGCCGCTGGCATAGATGATAATGATATAAGGTATAACATTATGATTGCTATTACTACTTTTCTCATTTTTTACCTACTTAATTATGCCGATATTATTCTTAATTTTCCTCTATGATTATATTCCGCTTGTATAATCTGACCTACTGCTATTTTTGGAGGTTGTCCATTTTCCAATTCATTCCAGTTTATTTTGTCTACTCCATGACCATCCACATTTTCTTGTTTTATTGTGACAAAATATTGTGTCATTTTTGTTTTACCGGCTTCCGTTTCAAAGTCGAGTTTTCTAATTCCTGCTACTGTTGCTTCCATATTTTTCTCCTTTCTTTTTATTATGCGGGTTTAATTCCAGCTATATGATATAAATTTAATTCCTCAGCTTTCTCTATTTGTTCTATTATCTGCATACTGCTATTATCTATTAATTCATTTTCTGCTTTTAATAAATACTGTTCTATTTTTCTAATTGTGTTTATTGTTCCGAGCATTTTATAATTCTGCTTTCTTATTTCATTCTGCTTGTTTTGTAATTCCCTTATTGATAACAGTAATTCTTTTTCTTTACACTTAAATTGATATATTATATTTTCCAATTTATCTGTAAAATTTTTACCATCATAATCTAATACTATATTTAATGCTTTTTCTGTTAATCTTATTGTTCTAATTTTAGTTTTCATGTTGTATCACCCTATATTATTTAATATTACTCTATATATTAACAAGTAATACGCAGTATGTCAAGATAATTTGACTAATATTATATAATTTGTTATATTTTTTTAGGGTGATTATATGCTCGACAATAAAGAAGAAACTACTCAAATTAGTTTAAAGCTACCATCTTGGCTCTACGAAGAAATTAAAAAACTTGCAATTTTGAACGAAAGAACATTTTCCAATCAAATACGTTATATGATAAAAAAATACATTGAATTTTCTAAATAGAGTATTGAGGAATTATGATTAAGTTAATTAATATTGATAACGAAATTTATGAATTTATTAAAGCTGACGCAAAAAAACTTAATATATCTGTTAAAGTACATTTAAAAGATTTAATCGAATATTATTACCGCCCTAAATTACAACAAAAAAAACGTATTGAATATTATGATACTTATCACCGAAGACGATAAATAAACCGGTGATAAATTATCACCGGTCATAAGTTAATAAAAAGGATAATTTTTCTGCGGAAAAATTTATTAAATGGAAAAAGCTAAACAAGTGTAGCTTTTTCTTGTAATTTTGCATAAGCAAAAT